GCTTGGCTACAGCAAATGTGCCACCTAATGTTTGGATGATTTCTGTTGTATTCATGTAGCAATCTTAACATTGGTTGTCAAAGAAACTCAAATAAATATTTAACCTTGAGTTTTCCGCTTGCGTTCTGTATTTAGATACCTTAATATCTATTTACTGACATACCCGTCAGGACAACATACAGGTGCATAAATGAAAGAACTAGCAAAATCATTAGTCACGGCTCAAGCAGCAATGTCACACGCAGCCAAAGATAGTAAAAACCCACACTTTAAATCTGCATACTCAAGTCTGGCATCAGTCATTGATGCTGTGCGGCCTGCTCTGTCGGCTAACGGTTTAGCTTTTGTGCAGATGTTGCATACGGCAGACGGTGGCGTAGCTGTTGAAACCGTACTTATCCATGAATCAGGCGAACAACTTAGCTGCGGCACGTTGTTTATCCCTGCAAGCAAACAAGATGCCCAAGGTTACGGTTCAGCAATTTCGTATGCAAAACGCTACAGTTTGCAAAGTGCGCTTGGCATTGCGTCAGAAGATGATGACGGTAACTCAGCAGTTAAATCAGCGCCAGTTAAGGTTGTTGAGAAACCCAAAGGTATCGAGTTGGACAATACCGTGGCTCAAATGGCATCAGCGGTCAGTTACGAAAGCCTGAAGGACATATTTAGGGCAGCATGGACTATTTGCCTTAAAGAGCAACAGATTCCGTTGAAAGCTGCATACGATCAATTCAAAGCAAACTGGGAACAACAATAATGGCAAACGATCTTAACCGCTGCGAGTTTATTGGGCGCTTGGGCAAAGACCCTGAAGTACGTTACACCGCTGACTCTAATGCAATCTGTAATTTCTCAATTGCGGTTGGTTATAAGACCGCAACCAAGGAAACGACAGAATGGGTCAGGATCACGGCGTTTGGCAAGTTGGCAGGAATATGTGCCGATTACCTAAAAAAAGGCTCACAGGTCTTTATAGCGGGTCGTATGACTACTCGCAAGTGGCAAAACAAAGATGGCGTGGATCAATACACAACTGAGGTGGTTGCCGACCAAATGCAAATGCTTGGTGGTCGGCCTGCTGAAGATGCACCGCCAGCTGCCGTGCCTATACCTAAACTTGATGCATACAGGTCAATCAAAGAAGGCGTAATTGTCCCGATGGAATCTGACTTTAACGATCCACCTTTTTGATGACGCAAACCGAAGAAGCAATACTGATTTCATGGAGATTGCAGCAATGGTACGAAGGCATGGTTCTTGACAACAGAGCCGTGCAAGACCTACAGGATGCAATCGAGATGCTTAAAACTTTAGCGAAACAGGTGCAAGTTAAATAAAGTAAAATATAACAAAGGCTACCCTTAGCGGGGGAAAAAATGATTCGTTACCATTCTGCCTTTGTTTTTCAGTAACGATTTCCACCGTAACGGGGTGCGATCATGATTTCTCAAGACGTTTTACTTCAATTATTTGATTACAAAGATGGAAAATTGCTGCACAAGATAACGCACAAAAATAGCGTTAAAGCAGGGTCTATTGTAGGTACAAAAGACAAAGATGGTTATCTTAAAACTTTAATTAAAAGAAAACCTTATAGAGTGCATCGTCTTATTTGGATTATGCATTACGGATATGAACCAAAAATTTTGGATCATATAAATTGCGTACCTGATGACAATAGAATTGAAAATTTGAGGGAAGCAACTCATTCTCAAAACAATTTAAATAGGCGTATGCACCAAAAAAACAAAAGTGGATTTAAAGGCGTTTCTTTTGTTGCACAAAGGCAATTGTACCGAGCAAGTATATTTATAAATGGCATAAAGTACGTTTTTGGTCATTACAAAACAGCTGAAGAAGCGTATGCCATTTATTGTGAAGAAGTTAAAAATCGTTGCGGTCAATTTGGGAGAATTTAATGTTAATTAAAACAAACGAAAAAGAAGGCGGTCACTTTTACGCATCTGACGGATCACCAGCGTACAAGATCATTGGCAAGAACGGCAAAGAACGCAACACAACGGTTCGTGACGCACGGGAACTCAATTTAGTACCGTCGGTAACTACGGTTTTGGGATTGGTTGCAAAGCCTGGCTTATCGAACTGGCTGCAACAACAAGTGTTACTGGCGGCTTTGACGTTGCCACGCATTGCTGGCGAAACAGAAGAAAACTGGCTAGAACGGGTTATGTCCGATTCTAAATCTACAGGCCGTGACGCTATGGATCGTGGCACACAAATGCATGGGGTGCTTGAGCGTTTTTACCGTGGCGAACAAGACGATTACCCTGTTTACGTTAACCAGGTTGATGCGTCGATCAGAATCCACTTTGGGCATGACCAAACTTGGGAAGCAGAACGCTCATTTGCATACGAGGGATTTGGCGGCAAAGTTGATTTGATTGCTGAAAACATCGTGATCGACTTTAAGAGCAAAGATAAGCTCGAGAAGGTTGCGCCGTACCATGAGCAACTGATGCAATTGGCGGCTTACCGTGTCGGCCTTGGCAAACCAACAGCCAGATGCGCCAACGTGTTCTTTACCGCTGACGGTGACGTAAAGCTAATTGAACACTCAGAGGATGATCTTGCAGCGGCTTGGGATTGCTTTCAATACTTGCTAGCGTTTTATAAGCGCAAGAACAACTTATAATTAACTGTCGGTGTTGTTCACTCCTTGTTCCATCGACCGCCCCGTAATTGGGGCGTTTTGTTGTAAAAATTCAAATAAATTAAAAATAATTGCAAAACTAGGGTTAACACTTATGTTTTTATTGTTTAGATAGCTTAATATCTGTACATGGCAACAACGCCACAAACCACGAAAAAAGGTACATAAATGAATAACGAAATGTTCGGTTGTAATCCAGACAAATTTATTGAAAGCGTTAAAAATTCGATTACATACAAATTTAGCGGTGCATACATGGTTGCAATGGGCCTTATGTCAGATGCTCAAGAATTAATTGCGGCAGATGCAAAAGAGCAAGCCCGTCAAACTTTAAATTTAGCAAAATACATCATTGGCGAAATTAGTGATGGTAATTTGATTGGTACTGTGCAACGTTAATTAAACGGGGCGCAAGCCCCATTACTACGACAAAAGGTACATAAAATGAGCAAATTAATTCAAGCGTTTATGGCAAACCCCAACGACAAGACACGAGCCAGATTGCAGGCTTACTTGTACAAACACCAAATGGCGGTTTGCCTGGCTACGCCAGCAGAGCAGCAAATCCTTAAACAACACGGTTTTAAGGGGTAAGCGATGAAATACTCATATATTCAAATGACAGACGAGGGCAAACGTCAGCTGATGCGTGAACTTAGCCGTGAGCTAACCGACAAAAAGATTGCAGAGCTTATGGATCAATTTGCTGATGGCGTAAAAACAGACAGCAACGGCGAACCGTACATCAAGATTGACCGTGACGAGGTGCTGATGTGTGCTGTTCCGTTGTACACACATTTCATTAACATTAACCACATTGAAACCGTGACAGCAAACGAGGAGGATGGCAGCGATGAATAAGCGTAACTGGCCCTTTTTGACTGACCTTGGCGATCCCAACTGGACAGGTCGTACCACTCGCACAATGCGTAACCAGACACGTTATTCGGCAGCTGATGAACGCATACCGCCTATTGCTTGGGTAATTGGCCTGTTGATGCTGGCGCTTGTGTTTGGTTTCTTTCCACTTTTATCATTGGTTATGTTATGAACAAGAAATTTCGTAAATTATTAGAAAATCACGGCGTTGATTTGGCTGTTGGCAGCATTGAATATTGGCAAAACGAGATTGAAATGGCTTTGCTCGAGATGTGCGACGAGGCCGTGGCAGAAGAACGCAAAGGTTGCGCTGAAGATTATTTAAAAATCATGCGGGATGCTGTTGCTAGAGAACGTCAGGCGTGTTTTGAGCTTGTGTACAACCACGAAGATACTTATCACCACTTTGGTTTGTGCAAACGTGCTGCCGAACTAATTAAACAAAGGGATTTGACATGACTGACCAACGATTAGTTAAGCAACTTGATTTATATGAACGTGCTTACCTTGTGCTGACCATGTGGGCAGAGGATTACAGCAACGTCGACGAGGATCATCAAAAAGTCATTGATGATCTGCAACGAGAAATCAAACGCATCACTAAAGAGTTGGAAGCAAATGCAACATGGGCGCAAAGGTGACGAAATGACTGACAAAAACCCCGCAGCGTTACGCTTGGCTGAAGATATAGCAACAGATGCTGCCCTTGAAATTCGCCGCTTGCATGAAGAAAACGAAACACTTAAAAAATGTTTATTCCAAATGCAAAACGCAGCGATTGAGTTAGCCAAGCCTGACCAAGATGCTGTTGCGGTATGGGAATTACAAGAAGGAGGATGGGACACCATTGCAGACGCAGATTGGATGGAAACATTACCAATTGGAACAAAACTATACGCACTGGGACAATCAAAATGAATTGTGAACTAATACAAAGAATTACAAATTATTTATCAGCCGGAGGTTTGGTTAACCCTGAGTTAATGGAGCATGAAAAAGTGCGTGACCTGCTGATTGATTGTCGTGATGAGTTAGCCAAGCCTGAGCAAGAGCCAAATTTTTGCAAAGACTGCGGTAAGGGATTGCTTGGCAAAGATCACATTCACACTTGCAGCCCACAGGTTAAGCGTCAGTGGGTCGGGCTGACGGATGATGAGGTGCTAACAACTTGGCTTAGTCCGGATGCTTGCAAAGTGCCTCAATGCGATAAATATCATCATTTTTATGTTGCCATTGAATCCAAACTGAAGGAGAAAAACACATGACTCCGCTAGTAAAGGAAATGGTTAAGCTAGTATCTGTTGCTAACCTGGACCCGACTGAAATGCATTGGTTCGATGTGACAGGTGCGATCAAAGAATACATTGGCTACGACCAACGCAAGTATTTATTGCATCCTGCGCCGTACAAAAACATGATGTTATGCGGTCGCACTGCAACAGGTGATTTTATGGTATCCGTGATGGCAAAGCCTGAAGCAACAATCGTAACAGGTTGGATTACGAAGCCTGACGGGTACAAGGTGCTTGGTTCTTTTCTGTTTGCCGAACATAACGGTGAGATTAAAGTCGGTGAGGTTGACAAACCAATCAACGAGAAAGACCGTTCAATGATGTGTGCAATTGTGACAATGTTTTACGCATCACTGGACATGAAAACGCAAGCGTATGTACCAACGCCACACAAGGCAAATGTCAGTCGAGCCAAGCGTGGACTAAAGCCTTTGTACGACTGGCACACGGTAGTGATTGAGCCGCCAAAGCCCACGCAAGAGCATCAAGGCGGCACACACGCAAGCCCACGCAGGCATCAAGCCAGAGGACACTGGCGCACTTACCCATCGGGCAAGCGTGGATGGGTTAAAGAGTGTTGGCGGGGTGACGCGAGTAAAGGGACTGTTTTTAAAGATTATCAAATTAAGGAGAACACATGAACCAAGTCGCTCGCAACACAGATCCTGCAACGAGTTGGGCTGCTGCTGACTCTGCAAAGGCTTTAGCGGCTCAACACGCCACAATTATTATCCAAGCCTTATGCAAGTATGGCCCACAAGGAAAAGACGGTATAGCGCAGATTACAGGGCTTGATGGTAATCAGGTTGCCAGGCGCCTAAGTGAGCTACAGCGCAATCATGAGATCTTATTAACTGGTCGCAACGTGCAAAGCAAAAGTGGTCGGGCCGAACGGGAATGGAAAGTAATGCCTAAACAGATGGGACTAATATGAGTTACATCATTGGCAATTTACCGCCAATTAAGTGTTTTGTTCGGCGTGAGTATTTGTACAACTTTGAGAAAGGCCACGGTGAGCTTGAGCCTTGCATCTGGGTAAGCATTAAGGCAATCCGTGGGCAAGTGTTTAGAATTGAAAGCCTGTTGCCACGCTACGGCGCACTTTACGACAAACTGCCTATCCAGGCTTATGTTTGGAATACTAAACATGGGGATCTGGATTACGACATATTGCAGCTATGGGATTGTATGGCCTACAGGTTTACGGTCCACGAAAAGATCGGCTTGCGTAACCTTGGGGTCAAATTCTTAGGCAAAGACAAAGAATGGCACTTTGGCAAATACTTGTTTACAGTAGACTTTTGTGCCGATGGTATGGATGTAGACACAGGATTTACTGAAGTTGCTGAAGAACACAAATCATTTAATTTTATCCGGCTAGATAATGGGCAGTTTGCAGCGCAGCCTAACAATCGATGCCTTTGGTATGACCAATCGCTAATACCGGCTAAGACGGACTTCCCAGATTTTCAGGCATCACGCCACATTTGGACAGTAGACGGGTCACGCAAATGGTCAGCCGGCGATGATTGGTTTTACGACATTGGGGAACGAAGTGAGTGAATACAGCCCACACCCAGCGATTGAGTACATTTGGGACAACGCACCCCATTACGCCAAGGCCAAAGGAGAATTAGCGCAGCTAGAGGCGTTTAAATCAAGCCTAAAGGCAATTCTGATGAAGAAGTCAGGCGAAACCGCTGTGTCGGCCCAAGAGCGAGAGGCTTATGCCCACCAAGATTATCAAAACCTTTGTGATGCAATAGGTCAGGCCACGGAAAAGGCAGAGCTTTTAAAATGGAGGCTGACAAGCGCACAATTACGCTTTGATGCCTGGCGCAGCGAACAAGCTAGTAACCGTCAAATGGATAAAATGACCAAATGAAAGATTATTCTGAAAGCCTAATTAAACTTAAAGCAATGATTCATCAATACCAAAAACTTGTATTGCAGGGCAAATATGAAGCAGCCGCTGACATTGCAGTAGATATGCAAATCGTTTTGGTTGATCTTCAAGAATGGACAGAGGCTCAAGTTGACCAAAGCGCAACGTAAGCATAGTATAATACCTATGGTTGTCACAACATCATAGGGGGCGGTCATGGAAATATGGAAAGATATTCCTAATTTTGATAATTTGTATCAAATATCTAATTTAGGGAATATTAAGGTAAAAGCTCGTGAAATAAAAAAATATTACGAAGTTTCTAAAACTGTAGTTGTACAAAAATACAAAGAACGATTATTAAATCCCCACGTTGATCGAGATGGGCATATGCGTGTACACATAGGGATAAATAAAAAAAATTACCACCTGTTAGTCCATCGTTTAGTTTTACTAACGTTTGTCGGTGAACCACCTGATGGTACAGAATGTTGTCATAACAATGGAATCGCCAATGACAATCGGTTAGAAAATTTAAGATGGGATACACATTTTAATAACAATCAAGACAGAAAGCGTCACGGTAATTATGCAAGCGGCAAAAATCACCCAATGTACGGCAAACCAATGTCAGAAGAATTAAAGAAAAAATTATTAAAATTAAATTTGGGTAAAAAAACGTCACAACAAACAAAAGAAAAAATGTCAATTGCTCACAAGTTAGCATGGGAAAAGCGCCGTGTATCGCAACAAAAAACTGCTTGAATCAGTAAGGCAATTTGCTTGTCAACATTGCCAAATTGAAGACGGAACGGTGGTTGCTGCACATTCCAATCAATTGCGTGATGGTAAAGGCAAGGGAATTAAAGCGCCCGATTACCGTATAGCGGCGCTATGCTTTCGTTGTCACATGGAATTAGACCAAGGTAATAAGTTAAGCAAACAAGAACGTATTGATATGTGGGATAACGCACATAGGAAAACTATTGGGTTGTTATTTGAAACTGGTGTAGTTAAATGATTGCTACCCTCCAGCTGCCGTTGCCACCATCCATGAATACGTATTGGCGCAACTTCAGAGGCAGGACAATACTTAGTCAGGGCGGCAGAAATTACAAACAAGCGGTGCAAGAGTACGTTACGGTCAACAAAGTGCCTAGTTTTGGCGCAAACAGGCTTATGGCAATTATTACTATCTTTCCAAGGGATAAGCGCAGCATTGATTTAGACAATAGGCTAAAAGGCTTATTTGACGCTTTGCAAGATGCAGGCGTGTTTGACGATGACGGACAGTTTGACAAAATAGAGATTGCAAGGGGGTCGATTAAATCAGGCGGCGGTTGTACAATTGTTATAGCTATCTTGTGAGGTCACTATGGACTATCCTGCCGTTTTCGTGTCTACCTTGTTCCACAGCGGGACAAATGCACACTTTCAACATCTAATGACCGATAGCTACGCAAAGCACGTTGCGCTGGCTGAGTATTACGATGGCATTGTTGATTTGACAGACAAATGGGCCGAAGCTTATCAAGGGTCTTATGAAATCATTAAATCCTATCCAAAGGATTTTCATTTAGCTACTGACCCCGTAAAATACATGACGAGCGTCAAAGCATTTGTTAAAGACATTCGAACCGAGTTGCCACAAGATTCAGAACTATCTAACATTGTTGATGAAATTGCAGGATTGATTGACTCAACCCTCTACAAACTAAAGGCGTTCAAATGAATAAGCCTGGACTCTACGCCAATATTCTTGCAAAACAAGAACGCATCAAAGCAGGCAGCGGCGAAAAGATGAGAAAGCCAGGCGATCCAGGCGCACCTACGGCTAAAGACTTTAAAGAATCAGCTAAGACAGCTAAAGACGAGAAGAAATGACAGCGGCTTGGCAACGCAAAGAGGGGCAAAACGCTGCTGGCGGTCTAAATGCCAAGGGTCGAGCAAGTGCCAAAGCAGAAGGCATGAACCTCAAGCCACCAGTAAAGTCAGGCGATAACCCACGCAGAGCCAGTTTTCTCGCACGCATGGGTAATATGCCAGGACCAATGGAAAAAGACGGAAAACCGACTAGGTTAGCGTTAGCCTTAAAAGCATGGGGCGCATCAAGCAAAGAAGATGCAAGGGCAAAAGCTAAGAATATCAGCGAACGCAATAAGTAAGCTAAACTCAACCAATCTTAAATCTAAGACCATTGAGAAAAGATATGGCAATTGAAAAACAATCTAAGCCTATCAAAGGCGGCAGAAGGGAAAACGCAGGCAGACCTGTTGGTATTCCTAACAAAAGCACAACTAAAGCTAGAGAGGCTATAGCGGCTTTTGTAGACGGTAATTCAGACAAACTTCAGCTATGGCTAGATCAAATAGCAATTGATGAACGATATGGCCCAAAAACAGCGTTTGAATGTTTCATGGCTGTCGCTGAATACCATGTTCCAAAACTTGCACGAACCGAACACACTGGCGCTAACGATGGCCCGATTGAATTGGTGGTGAAGTGGCAAGACGGGAAGTAACGCTGCCCTACAGTCCACGGGATGCGTTCAAACCGTTTCATAACCGCACCGAGCGTTGGGCTTGCCTAGTTGCACACCGACGAGCCGGAAAGACAGTCGCAGCCATCAACGACATTGTTCGGGCTGCGCTCATGTGCAAAAGCACAAACCCACTATTCGCTTACATTGCGCCATTCCGCAGCCAGGCTAAGTCTGTGGCTTGGGATTACCTTAAACACTTTGCCCAGCCTGTGCTTGCGTCATCCAACGAGGCCGAACTGACCATTGAGCTTATAACTGGCGGCAAGATTCGCTTGTTTGGGGCTGATAACGCAGATGCCATGCGTGGCTTGGGCTTTGATGGTGTGTTCATGGATGAGTATGGTGACTTTAGGCCTAGCGTGTGGGGTAACGTTATCCGACCTACATTGTCAGACAAGCAGGGTTGGGCTGTGTTCGCTGGTACGCCAAAGGGTAAGAACCAGTTTTGGCAGATATTTGAAACAGCTAAGAAAACGCCTGACGAGTGGTTTCACCTTGTCCTAAAGGCAAGTGAGTCTGGACTCTTGCCTGACACAGAGCTACGGGCAGCTGCCGCACAGATTAGCGATGACCAGTTCCTACAAGAGTACGAGTGTTCGTTTGAGGCGGCAATCCTTGGCGCTTTCTATGGCGAAGATATACGCAAGATCACAGATGCCGGTCAGGTTAGGCGTGTTGATTACGATCCGCACCTACCCACATACACGGCTTGGGACTTAGGCTATCGTGATGACACGGCTATTTGGTGGTATCAGGTGGTA